GCGATATCTGGTGATATCAGATTTACAAATCCCATACCACCACGAGCAAGCTGTTAAGAATCTTATCAAGTTAGTAAAACGGGAAAAGTTTGACCTCATCCTTAACACAGGCGATGAGCTAGATATGCAGTCTCAGTCGCGTTGGGCGCAAGGTACTAAGTTAGAGTGGGAAGGTACGCTAGATGCTGACAGAAGCCTTGCGCAGGATATTCTCTATGAACTCGGCACAACAGATGTCACTAGGAGCAATCACACAGACAGGCTCTACAATACTTTACTACGAGCACCTAGCCTCATTGGATTGCCAGAGCTTGAATACGCAAAGTTTATGGACTTTGCAGGACTCGGAATCCGCTTCCATAAGCGACCATTCGAGTTTCATAAGGGATGGGTCTTGGTACATGGTGACGAAGGATCAATGAATAGCAATGCTGGACTTACAGCTCTTGGGCTGGCTAAGAAGTTCGGCAAGTCTGTGGTATGTGGTCACACTCACAGGGCAGGCATTAGTGCCTTCACAGAGGGCATAGGAGCCTCATACAGGACTTTGTGGGGGTTAGAGGCAGGAAATGTCATGGACAAGAAGAAAGCCTCTTATTTGAAGGCTGGAAGCGCGAATTGGCAGATGTCTGTTGCAGTCATTGAAACCTACGCAGACCGAGTTTCTCCCATGCTTGTGCCTATAAATAAGGATGGCTCATTCACCTTGTACGGAAAGTTGTACGCCTAGAAATCGTTATCATTTCGTTACCTAAAATCAGGTAACTGACCAGTTACCTATGCAACACTAATCCTGTAGCCAATCGAGGGCATTGGCACAGATAGGTACAAATCATGGCAACAATAGAAATATACGAAAGTGCAGTAACTACAAAGCAAGTCTTGTATTGCATTTATTGCGATGGACAGGTCACAAATCAAACTCATTGCGTCCCCTGCAATGAATATAAGAGTGTTGTCACATTAGCTCAGTATGTTGAGTTTAATGGACATTACCCACGCATCAAGGCGGTCAAATAATGACAATCACAGCTAGAGACTTTGACAATTTGACAGACACTGTTATGGGTTGGAAAGGCAATGGATGGGAATTACAAGGCGAAAGATTTACCGATAATCCTAAACATGATTGGGCGGTAATTTGCTGGTATGACTCCATTGTTAGCATGATTATGGCTCGCACATTCCTTGAAAAAGGTGACTATGCTTTCCAACAATCCTATGATCACAACTTGGAATCATGGGTACTTTTGACCAATTATGATTCATTTAATATGGCGGTGTCAGTATGAGCAATAATGACAAGCTGCTGACTATTTGCATTATTGGCTCTGCATTAAGTTTTGTGTGGATGGCTATAGAATCCTACAAACAAGGTTTTGAACGCGGTTTGCGTGAAGGCTGGCATCGAGGGCGAGCCGTTAATCGCCAAGAGTTCTGGATGGAATAAATGAAACATGGAGAAATACTTAGTCATGCCACTGATCTATACAAAGACAGAGGACTCTCTTACGGCCACCCAAGTGACAATATGGCACGAGCCGCACGACTTATCAGTGCATACCTTGAAATGCCAGTGGAAGATTACCAAGTTGCAGTTATCTTATCGCTGGTCAAAATTGCCAGAACCATTGAAGATGGATCAAGAGTTGATTCATGGATTGATGGAGCCAGTTATCTAGCCATTGCTGGACAACTACAGACAGAGGAGAATGAACTCTATGTTTAACTTATCCGATTACGAACCAGTAGAGGTGAGACTTGAAAAGTTTATTAAAGACCATCCAGATTTTCGCATTAGCACTGAGTTGGAAGTTGTGGAAGCTAGTCGATATATTGTTAAGGCTTATCTCTTTAAGACTAGCCAAGATAGCATCGCGTGGGCAACGGGGTACGCTGAAGAAACAGTTAGCACTCGCGGGGTCAATCAAACTTCTGCATTGGAGAATTGCGAGACATCTGCAATTGGCCGAGCACTTGCAAATGCGGGTTATGCTCCTAAAGGAAAGCGTCCTAGCCGCGAAGAAATGAAAAAGGTAGCACCCAATCATCCAGCATTAACAGTTGTGCCTGACCCAATTGATATAGATTATTGGAATACATCATTCAAGGATCAAGCAGTAATTACAGAGATTGTCAATACTGAATTAGATATTCCATCGTGTGTTCATGGTGCAATGTTATGGCAAACTGGAGTAAGTCAGAAGAACGGAAAAGAATGGGCGCGTATGACTTGCCAGTCTAAGGGGCAGACTGGTGGCATGGATCAGTGTCCGCCAATTTGGTACAACATCGGAAGTGATGGCAAATGGAAACCCCAGAAAGTGAGGGTATAATGGGATTTGCAGAGATTCACACAGCTGATGGATGGGTCAATGTTGAGGACATTCCTATGATTGACACAGTCAATTGTCAATTATGTAATGAACCAACGCAGGCTTCTGACATTACAATTACTGCAAGAATTGTTGAAGGTGTAGTGGTTGCAGGCACTTGGTCTTGTAAGAAGTGTAAGGCAGTCAATGGATAAGGAAACCTTGCTTATGGTTCTGACCTTAGCTCTATTCATTGGTGGTATTGCAATGGGCTATATGGCTGGCTTAGGCAATGGATGACACAATTCAATGCTCTAGATGTGAAGAAGCAACTCCTGAATCCGACCTTATGGAAGTTTATGCATGGTGGTTATGTGGGATTTGTTATGACGATGTGTAATGGCTAGTCAAGCAAGGAAGCACAGAGGGTTTCGCACAGAGCGAGTTGTAGCTGAGTACCTATCGACCCAGTGGCAAGGCGCATGTGTGGGAAGGGGTAGTGGCAAGGATATTGTCAATGTGCCATTCGATGTTGAAGTCAAAGCCCGCGCTGGATTTCAACCGCTTGCGTACATAAAGCAATTAAAGGCTCGTACATCCCATTCGGGGGAATTGGGATTTGGGGTCATACGGCTAAATGGGCAGGGAGAAGATGCTGGTGAATATGCTTGCATCATCCGATTAGCTGATCTCTTGCCACTACTCATATTGAAGTATGGACACTTAGATAAAGAACCTAAAGAGACTGACATCGAGCGATGCAGTTGTGGTTCATGGATGATTGGGAGATGCCTTACATGCCTGCCTACGATTACAAATGTGGAAGATGCGGATTAAAGAATGAATTGCATCATGGTTGGCATGATCGTCCAGAAGTTTTATGCACTTACTGTAATGAACCGATGGTTAAAATGATTAGCCCAGTAGGGGCAATCTTCAAGGGTACAGGTTGGGGTAAAGATAAATAAGTTATCAACACCTGTGGATAAGTAGGGGCAGAACTTCACTTCACGCTTAGTTAGGACACGAGTTATGCACATCATTGACACGCATGGTACGCTAACGGCGCAGAGCCTCTCAAAGGCTCACCGCAAGCCCTATCGGGGCGTAGCTTGCGGGGTGCTAGTAGCTATTGGGATAGCTCTATTGTTAGTGCCTAGAGCAGGTAGCTCTGAATCAGTGCAACAAAAAGAATATATAGATTACAAGACTTATTCGCTATATTTATTAGACTTTAATTATAAAGAATATAACTGCTTATTAAAGTTATATGGCAAAGAATCAGCATGGAATCCATTAGCTTCTAATGGCTCACATTATGGAATACCACAGGGTAAGAGTGAGTGGTTAAGAGATCAAGATGGTTGGACTCAGGTAGTATGGGGTCTTGACTACATAGGTCACAGGTATGGTGAGCCTTGCATTGCATTAGATCATTGGAGAAAGTTCGGTTGGCATTAAAGAGTAATGACCCAAGAGCTACATCAAAATGGAAAGCATTCAGGTTAGCCGTACTTCATCGGGATAACTACACCTGCTATTACTGTGGCAGTGATGAGTACCCAACTGTAGATCACATCATCCCAATATCAGCAGCACCAGAGCTGGCATTTTCATTTGACAATTGTGTCACTGCCTGCCGTAGATGCAATAGTTCAAAGGGTTCGCGCAATCAAGCGTCTTTTTTAGCATCAACTTCTAC